TGGATCGGCTGTAGTTGCTGGGGCACAGGGGCTTCCTTTCTTTGGCGCAGTGGCGCTTGTGTACAACACGTTGAAGGGTGATGAAGACGAAGAGCTAGACACAGTGGTACGTAAGGCCATAGGCGAAGGATTCTATGGTGGTATAGGTAACTACCTCTTGAGTGTAGACGTAGCTAGCCGTATGGGACTGTCTGATCTTATATTTAGAGACAGGCTCATAGAGAAAGACCAATCGCTCTTCTTCGATATGATTGAAGTGTTGGGTGGCCCTGTTGTGGGTGTGGGTATGCAGATGGAGCGCGGCTTTGAGAAGATGTTCCAGCAAGGTGAGTTTGCTAGAGGCATAGAGGCTATGTCCCCCGCAGCCATACGTAACGCCATCAAGTCATACCGATTCTACAACGAGGGTGCTAGAACTCAACGTGGCGATGCCATAGTGAAGGATCTAGCTGCACCGCTGCTGGTGGGGCAGTTCCTTGGGTTTGCTCCGTCCGAATACACACGACAGCTTGCTGTGAACGCGCAACTGAAGAAACTATCTAGAACAGGTAACAACCAACGTACTAACCTGCTTCGTAAATACTACGTTGCAAACCGATTTGGTAATTTCTCTGAAGCTAGAGAGATACGCAGAAAGATGAACGAGTTTAACCGCAAGTTCCCCAGCCTTCGGATTACACCCGATACGATTAAGAAGTCTATGGCCCAGCACATGCGTACTACTAAGAAAATGTACTCTGGTGTGACCCTTGACCCCAGAATGTTTAACGACCTCAAGCAAAGTGCTGCCGAGTACGATGACACGCTGACAATATGGGAAGATTTGGGATTGTAAAAACCCCTTGCCGTAAGACGGGGATTACGACAAGGGGTTGAAGGAAGATAAGACCGTTAGGCAAGGAGACCGTGACCTTATCGACGCGGATGGTATCACGTTAGTCTCCAAACGCGAACACCCATAAACTGCCCAGAAAAGCAACTTTTTGCTTTAATTTGCCACTCAAACCGCCCTACGCAGATGCGTCTAACTTGTTCTAAGGCTTTAGTTGTGTTGATACACGGCACAAATACTGAGCTGCCAGCTACCATAGATCCCCAATCGACAACGATACGCACACCATCAGGGTTAAGATCATGTAGCTTTAGTACGCCTTCATCCATCAGGCGCTGTTTTTTCTACCAGACACTCCCCCGAAGCCCCCATAGGGTAAATATGTAAGGCTTTCCAATCAGCGCCCATGTGCTTACGTGCTTGGTTTGCCGCTAGCATCTCTGCCTGTTCTAAAGTCTCAGCTTCCGCAGATATAAATTTAGCTGTGGTTATGTGAACTTCAAAATCAAACTTCTGCTTCAACGTCATCCTGCTCTCCGCGTTTTTCGTCAAAGGATTTCATGGTTACTACTATAACGTCTTGTGGTTCTAGTTTGAGAAGGGTGCCTTTGCCTAGACGCACTTTGTCCCGCTTTGCACCCATCTTGGCTTTCAAATCGCTTAGGAACGCACTGTAGTTTATCTGCTGCGCTGAACACCACAACTTCAAAGGCTTGGGCAACAAGTAAACTTTTTTCAAATCGGTTTCGTATCGGGCAACTAACTTAATCTTGGGCACAGCATCGGGTATGACTAACTTATCCAAGCCATTGCTTTCACCCTGCTTACTACGCAGGTCATCAGTGCTTTTAATCATTAAGATGTTGCTGTAGTTATCGTACAAGTATTCGTTCAATGTCTGCTCTACAGACACGCTCATGTTCTCCACAGCGTTGAGGTTAGCTTCAAGTAACTTCATTGACCAATTAAAGACTTCTTCTACATCATAGTCCAGCAATCCTAATTTATTAGCAAAGAAAATACCTGTAAGCGTGCAAGCAACACCCGCTGACCAGAACCTGTTCTCTGCTTTGAGTCCTGCCGTGGTGTCAACCCGCACCTGCATTTCTCTGAGTTTTTGCTCTACTTCCTTTACGTTCTGTATAACCCACTGTATGTAAGGTATCCCTGCATGGCCGTAATTAGCTGTTAGCTTTGCTTCAAACGCATCTGTCATGCGCTTATCGTCTACAGAGTCAAAAACCTTTTTAGCGGGCCATTCCAACATACGTTGTGCTTCGGCTTTGGGCTGTTGTTTCTTTGCGCTAATCTTTTCTATAACACTAGAGTTACCAGAAGTAACAGATAAGAACTTCCACGGTTCTCCTCGTGTCCGTTCTAAGTTAGCCCCACCTGCCATACGCCCTCGTTGCTGACCAGAAGATAGCTGATACGCTAGGTCACTCAACTTATCGTCCTTCTCGTTTGTTAGCTCGTCTATGTAGAACGGTAGGTTATGCAGCACCTCTGCACGATTAAACTTCATGGACTCAGTATCACGTTCATCCAACATCGTGTTCCTAACACCGCCCCACACTGATGCTGCCACTTGCATACATGCGGACTTACCGCAGCCGCTTATGTTGGCGTGTATGTGCAAAGCACAGGCGTTCTGAGGTAAGAAGTGCATAAGAGGTGCGCCGAATGCAGTGCCCACCACGTACTGGTGCATCACTAGATCCGGTCTGGTGTTGTAGAAATTAGCCATCTCCTTCCACGCTTCTAGGGTGCCCTTGGGTTCAAAGTAAGGAATTAGGGCTGCTGTAGGCGTAGATGGTGGGTTGTATTTTATCTCGTTGGCGTGTACTTCTTTATCACCCACAACAAATGCAGTCGCTTCCTCGTCCACCCAGCCGAACTGTCGCCGCGCCACATCTGCTGTAGAAGTGGCCTGTAATTCATTTATCCAAGTAACCATATATTGCAACAAGTCATCTATTCTAGGGACAGCAACACCGTTCATTGCCATCTGTTTTCGGAACTCTTCTTTTGAGATAACCGCAGTGAGCGGTAGTGTGAACTCGCGCACCCCGTCTTTTGGTAAGTGCAACCTAAACACAACTGACTCACCGGCTTCTACATCCACTAACCGCTTCGTTATGTACAAGTCATTATGGTAAATAACTTTCTCATCTACTTCTCCGTCTATGCTGACGTTGCGAACGTAGATGCCGCCAGATGCGCCTCGAAAGTATGGGCGTGGGTATGCAGGTATAACGTATTCTGGGTAGTCTTCTACGTCGTATAGGTTATCCTCAGACACGTCAGAGACTTCACTATAAGTACCATCTTCACTTAGTTTAGCTTCGGCAATCTTCCTGCCCAAAATCAACGGCGACTTTATCTTGCCCCAGTGAGGGCACTCAGCGCACACACCCGCCTCGTTCTCATCAAACGTAGTGCAGCGGTACGGCCCCTTAATAAGATCCAACTTCTTGAGCGTAAGCTCTGGGGTATACTCAGGATGCCCCTCTGATATTTTTTGCGCTGCTTTCTCACCGTCTTCACAGAACTTGGCTATGGATAGCCCCGCTCTCCACATAGGCTCACTTGCTTCAGCTTGCCCACCTATTATTCGTTTTAGCTGTCTACAACCTGTGCCTTCTTGAGATTTTAGAAGTATGTCCTTAAAACTGTATTTAATGTTTTGCAGTAACGCATCGCGTAGGCTTGCTGGCCCATCTTCGTCTATGCGTTTCTTGGGAACTGGTATCGTGTCCAGCCCAATCTTGCTGGCAAACCAATCAAAGTTAACCTTGTCAGGTATAGCATTCACCAGCCTAACGGGAGCGGGGGTATCTGATTTGTGGTTGTGCGTGCCCAGCACACGTAACACTCTCGCGGTGTCGGCTGGCACTGAAGTATCTACATCAAAGCTGTGCTCTGCACAGGCGGCTTTGAATCGGTCAGCTACTATTTTCCACTCTTCTACTGCTACCGGCTCTGTTAAAACCCAATAAACATGTAGCCCACGCCCTGAGTCCACTATGAGTGGCTTTGGTAACGTCGTCGTTGCACAAAACTGTTGAAGCTCTTGCAGTGCAACTTTCTTTGTGGGGAACTCTTTTTCTGGCCCACAATCCAAATCTAAGAAAAACGCCTTAACTTTGTCAGCGTCTTCGCCTTTGCGTGTACCCTCTTTCTTATAATTACTTACAGCGAAGTATGTATCCCACCCTTCGCCGTCGTAGTAGTCTGCGGCTTCGGCCAAATCTTCCAGTGAATGAAAGTACGCTTGGCGATGTCTACCTTCGGCCAGACTATTTCTGAAGAGGACGTACACTCCTTCGGGGGGTAACACCCACCTTAAAAATTCTATCGTATTCATATTTGCACCCAATGCCGAAAGACACTATGGCAGGGGTGTCGGCGCACCCTCTTCGGCAATGCCTAGCCATAGTGGAGTGTTATCGGCTTAGTCGTCCCATTCGTCGATAACTGAACTCAGGTCTTCGTCGTCCGAGGGTGCGGGTGCGGACTTCTTAACAACCTTCTTTTTGGGTTCCTCTGTTGCGGCAGAGGTATCTGGCTCATCGCCAAATATGTCATCTGAGTCATCATCTTCTGACTCTGCTTGTGTGCTGGTAGTGTCACTGAACGGATTGTCAGGCTGCGCTACGTACCCCTCTACCACCCCAAACGGTGAGCGAGAAGCCATAGGCTTGTAATCAATTACCTGCACGCCGTTCAAACGTAGGCTTACGCCATTGTCACGCATGTTGTACGGTACAAAAGTAACCGCAAGATTCACAATGCTGCCCGTAGTCAACTGAAAATCTTTTGGTAGCTCGTTGTTCTTAGCATCCACTTGCAGTGGGGGTTTAGTCAGATCAGTGCCGTAAGCACCCTTTAACTTGCCCTTGCCAATATAGTTACCGTCATCGTTTTTCTTAAACGGTAGTGGGAACTTCTCAGGCCAGCTAGTTTCTTTCTTAGCGTCATAGGCCGCTTTCATTGACTTGTACAAAGCCTTTGCTTTTTTCTCAGACATCACAAAAGACATCTCGTATGCCGCACCGTCATCTAGTGGATCACACTTAACAGAACCACCTTTCCCGCCGTTTGCTTTGTTATCAAACTTGTAAGTGGTGTTAATTCTTGGATAGAGAGCTTCGACGTTCTCTAAGGTGTAATACATATCTACTTCAGCCATGTTGGTCTCCTTAACTTAGGCTATTGTGAACCCTTCCGTTTCCGCAAATGGGGAACCACCGTTGACGTTGTGCAAATCCACTTTGAATGCAATTGCCTGTAACGTGTCGTCGTGATCTACCATGAGTCGGACTTCTTCAAGTTCTTTTTCTTCTAGTGGTCGCTGCGGATAGAAAGTCAACTTGGGTACAAAACTGCCCGCGTCAAAACCTATCCTAGTGACCACCGCTATTGAGGGCGTTCCATGCCCAGACAAAAATTTGGAGTAAGCCTGTAGTGGCATCCCACCCCCTTGCTCTCTACCAAATATGGAAGAGGCGGGGACTTGTAGCTGATACACTGTATCCAATGCATGTTCTTCAACAACCGCTAGGCGTTGATGAAATCTACAAGCCCTACCCCCTGCGTTCCCCGAACCTCTAATGTTTTGAGTACAGTCTAAACAACGTGCACTCTGCTTCTGATCTTCTGGCACTTCGGGTGCGGGTCTTTGGGTATCGGTTGACCAACATGTAGGTAACTTCTTAGCTCCAGCTACGTAATCGTCTTTGTAATACGAGCGGGATACATCCGCTGCGTTCACTATAACTACGTCTATAAAACTACAGATGTTGTCCTCTAACTGATCTACCAAACCCGTAAACTTGCTACCCTGTATGCTAATTCGATGCACTACAAATCTGCGTCGGGGTCAAACGCTACTGGGTCAAACTCTTCAGAGTCTTCCACTGCAACAGCATCTTCTGTGCCAGTGCGTGCTAAGACAGCTTTTGACACTTCTGCCAATGCAAACCGTTGAGTCTTTCCTACCTTTACATAGGTGTTGAAAGGTATTACCCCATCGCGTACCCATTTACGTGCTGTGGACAAAGATATATCAAAGTGCTTCGCCACTTCTTCAATCGGAACTAACTGCTCCATCATGCTTTCCTCACTGTCACAGCGTACTCCGAATCCACGTTTAGCCCCTTTGGTAACAGCTCTGGGTTTTCTTCTAGAAACCCTTTAACTGCTCCTTGGTGTAAACGCTTCTCTAGGAACTCAGGCACCTCATGCTCCAAGATAAACTTGTGCATGGATTCCCAATCACTTGTCCAATACTTCTGCTTCACAGTACGGTAGAACGTACCAGCATCAGTCTTGACGCTCTTAGCCCCCGTATCTTTCAAGTGATCCAAGAGTGCGCTTTTTATTTTGTTTTGCTGCGCGACTAACTTATCGTCAGCTTCCCTAAATTCAGCAGATAGACGTTCCCTTTCGCCTTTGATCTTGAGATAAACCCTAGTCAATTTTTCCAAGGTGACACTATCTACTACTTTCGCATCAGCCATGCTTGTGTCCTATTCATTGCCGAGAACTGCAATCTAAAGGTAGCCTATGCGTTAGTCAAGTATTTCCTTGTATAGATCAATAATCTTTGTGTGGGTATCTATTTTGTTGTTAAGTAATGCGTATACACGCTTTTCTACACTAGAGCCTTGTAGTTGCACCACAGTGCATTTGTGATCTTGACCCGCCCTGTGTACACGGGCGTTAGCCTGTGCATAAGTCTCCACAGAACTGGTTGGCCCCCACCAAACTACAGTGTTTGCAGCGGTCAGCGTAACGCCATGTGCGGCGGCTTGTGGTTGAATCACCAGCACTCTAGGGCTGTCTGTCTCTTGAAATTCTTTGAATATGCGCGTGCGGTCTCCTGCTTTTACTGCACCGCTAATTACATCAGTAGGTATGCCATCCGCTCGTAGCTTCTCTGTAAGCAAGTCTATTGTGTGTTTGAACGGTACAAATATCAGAACTTTCTTGCTTGACTCGTCTATTACTTCGCGCAACACCTTATATCGGTGCTTGGTATCAAACTCTATGGTCTCACCAGAATCGGTGTACACAGCGCCAGAACTAATTTGCAGTAGCTTGTTCATATTCACGGCGGCGGTAGCAGCGGTAACGTCCTCTCCAGCCGCTTGCATAATCATCTTCTCTTTCAATTCTTTGTAATACTTTTCTTGCTGGCGCGTTAACGGTATGTCGCGTGTGGTGTAGATCATGTCTGGCAGATCCAGACACTCATCTTTGGTGTAACGTATTGCTGGTTGCAGTGCGTTAAACACTGTATCAGTGGCGTTGGGTTTAGGCACCCATTTGAAGTTGGTTACCTTATACATAACCATATCGCGGAAAGAACCAAAGAACCGTGGCACCCCTTTCGGATTAACAAGTTTGGCTAGCCCATAAGCGTCTACAGGACTTTGTGCAGCGGGTGTACCTGTCAACAACCATAACCATGTGTCTGTAGTAAGTAGTTTGTTAAGAGTTTTCCATCGCTTTGTTTGTGCGTTCTTATAGTGAGTTGCTTCGTCCACAATAATTAAGTCAAACCCGCCGTTTGCGATGGCATCAGCGACTATCTCCACACCGTCATAATTTATTACAACAAACTCTGCGTTACCTGCGATCACCGCAGTACGTTTTTTGGCCGAGCCGTAAGCAATATCCACTGTACGGTGCATGGCAAAGTCAAACAGATCCTTACGCCATGCCGAATCCATAATCGACAGAGGGCAAATAACCAGAACGCGGTTGATTTTGCCTTGGTTGAGTAGAAAGTCTGCCGCCCAGATGGCACTGGCGGTCTTACCTGTGCCTTGTTCGTTGAAACAAAATGCACGTTTGTTGAGTGTAAGAAACCCCGACGTAGTCTTTTGGTGGTCGAACGGTTCGTACTTACCCGTCCACTTGTACTTACCCTCAATGGGGGATGGCGCTTGTATGTTTAAGTTCTTGAGTACGTGTGTTTCATCCACACCCCAGTTAACCACCACTCTGTTTCCTGATAACTCCTTACTCTTGGGTATTACAGTGGTCACTTTTCCCGGGTTTCTAAGGCGTAATAGCAGTGCTTTGTTATCCACAACTTTCATTACGTACCTCTAACCTAGCCATTTGTACCATCGGGTTCCGTTCTTAACATCAATAAGAATGTAACGCTGCTTCACGTTGTAGACTGTCTGCACTGGCACATGAACTTCTTTCGCAACGATCCTAGATGGTACGTTCTTATCTAGCAGAGTAAGTATCTGCATTATCGCTGAGTCTTTTATTGGTTCCCTTCTGTCAGGCATTATTTTTGGTCGCGCGGGTTTCTCTTTTACATCCCATGCCTGTTGCGCTCTGATCGCTGCTAAAAAATTACTCATCATTTGGTCTCCTTATTAGTCCCGCCTGTGGTCATGTGCGGACGGGAACGCACTAGTGAGGTGGCGTACTAAGACCACCCTGACCTATTAGTCCCGCCTTCGACCACGCGGGCGGGGACGCGCTTACCACAAACCCAGTCAACAAAGGAGAAAACCAAGGTCTGTCGGTCTAAACAAGCCCGTCTCTCGGCCACACTGACGGGTAAGTGCTAAACAGGTAGGATATACCTTGGCCTTATCTTGTTCGCTTTGGCCTCTTGCCGTTACGACTTCTATTTTTGCTGGCGCTTTCTACACGAACGCCATCTTTGTTGCTCCCCCCTTTACTGAGCATCCTGTTATGACTAACGTCTTTCCCCTCACGTTTGTCAGCCCTACCGTCCTTATTCGCATCGCGCCCCGCCTTATCCATAGCGCGTCTAGCACGTTGCCGCTCCATACGAGCTTCATGTGCAGCACTGCCCACTGGTGGGTTCTTCTGCTTCTTGCGATCTGCTTTGTTCTTATACGGCATTAGTTCTTCCCGTTGTGTGGGCACTCTAGCACTGGGCACCATGCTTTACACAGGCCACTTGGGTTAGGGTTCCACGTATCGTTCTCAAAAGCTGTTTCCATATCGTTGTATTTATTCAACCACTTGGCCCACAGCTTCGGCTCATCCTCAGTTGCGTAACGATCTCGTACTAAATCGTTACTCACTACAAACAGTAAACCAGCCCGAACAGTCTCTACTTCGGGATAGTGCTTAAAGGTAGCCATCGCCATAAGTTCTAACTGCCCTTTGTCTGCGTATCTTGCCGACTTACCCGTCTTGTAGTCAATGACCCAAGCCAATTTATCTTCACTATTTAGTATCAGTAAGTCTGCGATACCACGAAACCACACGTTACGTGCGAAGAAACTGCACGCTTCTAGGTCTTCAGTCAGGCCCATCTTTATCTCGCACAGCTTCTCGCCCTTCTTAGCGTTCAGTGCGTCTAACATCTTCTGTGCATAGCTGAACCGTGGGTCTAATTCACCACCATCACGGATGTAAGTCTCAGCAGCTTCGTGAAAAGCTGTTCCATACAGTGTGGCAGTAGACTCCTTGAACGGGTACTGCTTGAGTATCTTTTCGTGATAGAACTGCTTAGGGCATTGTTCAAATGCCTTAATCTTGCTGAATGACCACGGTGCTATGCTCAATTACTCACAATCCCCATACGCTTTAGCCACACCACTCTCACAATCAAGTGGCAGTCCCTTCGCCCACTTGGGCACGTACTTCATACACTTCTCAATGTACTGCTTGGCTTCTTCAGCCTCATCTATAGGCACACACCCAATAACTGAGTCATGCACCGTCAGCACCGCACGATAGCGTCTAGCAATCAACAGCATCTGTTCAGCGATGATACATCGTGCAAGAGCTTGACAGGTGTTCTCTATCACCTTGCCACCGTAGATCCGCGTCCGACCTCGCCGTGTGTTGTAGGTGTACTCTATGCCCCGCTCACCTTGCTCACCCCGTAGATCGTCATAACGCATTAGTAGGTTAGAAGGTAGACGTATGGCGGAACGATCCCCCAATACTTCGACTACGCCCTCTTTACCAAACTCAAGTGTGTTACCACGCTCCATGTAAGCGATCATGTTCTGAGCCTCACGCCACAGGTGATTTATCTTCCAGTTGGCATCACGGTATATACTGATGATCCGTCGCGCTTCGTCAAGGGGTATGTAAGTTCCAAAAGATTCCAATTGTGCTTGAAACTTAACTGCACCCATGCCGTAGCCAGCCCCAAGTATTGTGGTCTTACCCACAAACCGCTGTTGCTTGTCCACTTGGTCTTCTGGTACGTCATAAATTCTTGCAGCCATCTTGACGTAGACATCCTCTTTCTTGCGAAACGCCTTAGTCAGATCATCCTGCCCCGCGAACCACGCCAGTACACGCGCCTCAATCTGCGATGAATCGCAGTCAATGAGTGTGTAGCCATCAGGTGCGGTGATACTTCGCTTCAACATCTTACCGTCAGGCCCACGGCTCGGTAGGTTCTGTAGGTTGATCTTGTCATCCCCACCCCACCGACCAGTGTGCGCTGCGTAGTACCTCACAGGAACCGGCAGAGTTCCGCGCCCCGCAATGTCTATGAATCGCTGAGTACGTGTCTCTTCTAACGTGCTCTTGTTACCTAGTCGTGCAGCTACCAACGCCTGTACTTCTGGGTTCTCATGCGCTCCAAGGCTCTTGAACGCTTCATCGGTCTTAGCGAATGCGTAGGCTTCTTTGCCAGTGGTCATGCTGATCTTGGTAGGAGGTGTTACACCCTTGGAACGTAGCAGTTCTGCAAACTTCTCGTTGCTCATCAAGTCTTTCTTGTCAGTCACCCCTGCTTCTAATAACAAGTTATCCTTACGATCCTTAATATCTTTCAGGTGGCGAGACAACAAACACGAGTCCAAAACTAGTAATGGGTGTATGAACATACGCAGCGTGCAGTCTATGACCTTGAGTTCTTGTTTAGGAAAGCCCCGCGCCATAATGCCAAACAGCTTATAGGTAAGCTCAACATCGTTGATGCAGTAGTCTCCATAACGATCTAACTCATCATCGGTAAAGTCCCCACGGCGTTTGCCTTTGGCATTTAGTATCTCAGTTCCTTTCTCACCGACACCGTACCGTTCTGCAAGCGCCTTGAGACTTCCACCAACCTCGACCCCATGTACAGCGCGGCCAATACAAAGAGTGTCAGTCCAAACGCGAGGGTGAATATCAAAGAGCCAAGACAGTATAGCACCGTCGAACATAGTGTTATGAGCCAACACCATACTGTGTGCCCAATCGAACCCAGCGAAATACTCTTTAAGTTCTTCATGCGTCCCACTCGCCCACTCCGTTGGCCCGTTGTTAACCTTCACACCTACGCCGACTATCTCAAAACGAGGATCACGTATGTACTCTTCTGTGGTCAGCTTAGTTAGTGAGAAGTCCTTATCGTAGAAGGTTTCAAAGTCTAGAGTTATGAGATCCACTACTCTGACTCCTCTACCTCAAGCACCTGTTGTATTTCACACCGCACAATCTTGGGCATTTCCAAGAAGTTACCGTTACCATCTTCGGCGGCGAACCTAGCCTCTTCCTCGTTCTTGGCCTCGACCTGCACGCGCCTACGCACAGTTTCTTCCAGCGTGATGTTAAATTTTTTCATGCGCCCCCCAACCTCACGTTGCTAGATGCCGAGTTAGTTTCTTTCTTTTTCGGTGCTGGCCGTTTCTTTAGAACATGTCCTACGTTGAGTTCTTCTTCGATTAAAAGGCGAAGGTCTTGCAATAAGGGGTTTCTAAAGACATAAGATGGGCCGAATCTTATTTCCTTCTTTGCTTTGTCTATAAAGCGCACTTCAGATAAAGCGTCTTTGCAAACTTCTTCCATGATCCGGTTCGCTATCTCCTCAATTTTTTCTTTTCGGATTAGGTCTAACTCAGCGCGGATCATTCCTCGTAGTCTTTCTTCTGTGTGTTTCACGTTACTTCCTCAATAGACGTTCGATTTCAGCATCTATATAGAAGCGGATCTTCTTAGCATCGCGTAGCTCATCGCTATGCGAGGCTTCACCCATGCGATAGCACGCTCGGAATATCTCACCGATCTGCGAGTTCATGTTCTTGTGCGAGATCAAGTCTTGCAGTTCATGCGCTCCATCAGGTAACTCGTAATAGGATGCAGTGCTACCGTCGCTCACCTGTACACCTCTCTCCAGCTTCGTCACCAACGGCGGTGTTTTAGTTACCTGTGGTTCAAGAACACGCTTGTTGGTTTCTTCTGTAGAAGCTGTTACACGTCCAAGTTTTCTCTCTTTTGCCATCTTCATTATCGCGCCTAGATCTAGGTCGGGATCGGTCAAGAGGTCTAGCAGTGCGTCTTCTTTATCGACTGGCGTTTCTATTTGCAGTGCACTGACTCTAGGCGTGCAGTGTTTGGCGCGAAACACCTCTTTTACTGGCTCAGGATCTGGCATATCAAACCTAGCGTAAGGCGTCATTGCCTCTTTGCCATACTTCTCAATGTCCTTTTTTGTCGCCCATGCCACAGCATACGACGCTCCAGTTGCGTTGGCGGTCATACGTGCGGTAGCGTCTGAATTTCTCAGAAGGTATCTAAGACACTTGAGTGCTTTGCTCGGCCCTTTAGCCCACATGTTATATTCACTTGATAGTTCCATCTCGGTCTCCTATTTATTAAAAATCAAGCTCAAGCTGCACTGGCGTTGCGCCAAGTAGCTCTGCTATGTCGTGCATGTTTTCTTCGTTTACAACGAACGCCATGCCATCGCTCGCTGTAATGTCTTTTAAGTTCTTCTCTTGTAGTGCGGTAGGTTTGTTGCCCCCTGCCTTGCACTCAATACCAAAGAACTTACCCCGATAGCACCCAACTATGTCGGGCACCCCGCTCTTACCGTACCCTCCCGTTACAGGGTAGAAGTAATATGCTTTAAGACTTCGTAGCTGACTTGCTACGACCTTTTTTACTTTCGCTTCCGGTGTCATTGCCACTCTTGATCTCCTTCAACAAATTTTCGATACGCAGTAACGCATCAAACATCTCATGCTGTAGGTCAAGCAACTTGTCTATGTCACTAGGCTCAAGTTCGATTGTTATACGCGCCACTATGCTTCTCCTTGGGAGCTGGTTTCGGAGTCAAAGACCCAGAAACTATCCTCGCCAGAACGCGCACCAACCCCGTCTATGTGATGAGTAGCGTTTGGCTCCAACAAAGCTAAGACCGCCAACTTGTCTGCCAACAACTTAGGCAATGTCTGCGAGCCATAGTAGGTGCCAGCTAAATGTGAGTCAACACATTCCATACCAATACACGTTACATACCATGTATCACTATCTAGGTCTGTCTTAACGTGGTAGACAATACCGTCTTGTGGTAGCTGTTTCCTACTTGTGTTTATCTTAACTATGTCGGGCATCATCCGCAGATAGTCGTGGTGTCCTAAATGATTCATGTTGCGTCGTCGCCTTCCAACACTACCAAGAACATGTTATCTGAATACTTCATGCCCGCGCCGCTGACGTACTCTTTCTTGTTCATCACATTCAACACTGACATCTTGGGGAGTAACTGCTGGAACAAAGCATCCCAATCATGTAGTCGCCTCGCCATCGTAGTCCGAACACTACCGCTGTATGCGGCATCTACGTCAACATTCATAACGTCCATACAGTCATAGTTATTTGTGTCTTTGGATACGTAGACAAACAATGGGAACTGCCCAGAGTTTTGTAGTTCTTCGTAAGCAGCTTTTTGCTGTATGTACTTATCTACGTCCGCACGTAATTCTTCGCCAACGTAGCGATTGCCGTTGATCTCAGTGAGCAGATATTTGAGAACGGGAGCCTTCTCATTCACAACACCTATTCTTGTTAGCGCGTTTACAACCTCGCTAGACACCGCTTGCATCCGCTTTCTTCTTTCCAAAGCGTATTTATACGCTGGACGCCCTGCTAATTCGGCAACGTCCCATAGCTGTAAGTGCTTGGCTGCATTGCGTAGTGCAGTCTTGAAGTTCACACTCTCCGCAGCGTTGGGTTTCTTGTTGTTCGTAATGCGTCGAGACCACACACCGAACTTATCTCCCTCGCGGTATATGTTGCCCAAGAAAAACGGCTGACCCTTAGTGTGGATATGCAGTTTTGTGGTTAGGTGCAACCGCCCCTCATAAAGATCCGACACATAAAACTCTATGTTCCAGAGTTTATTGGCTACCTCTCGTGCGAATGATTGTACGCTCAGATCCACATCCTTTACGCCAACTTTGATGAAGCCATCATCTGGGCCTTCGTAAAACGCAGCGCCCTGCTCGTACTCTGTTCTAAAAGTATTCATGTCATTCCCCTTTCGTTTTTGTTACCAGCCCACACGCGGTGTTGATCCATGCGTTGTACGCTGCGCGTAGCTTTTTGATGTCATCCTGTTGGATCACTTGACGTACACCCCACTTGCCCATGAACACAGTCAGTAGTTGTACACGTAACTCATTCTGTGGTTCCTTGAGTATCTTCTGCACGTTGGATGGATTGAACGATACGTTGCTAGACCAACGGCTAGATGTCACAACGCGGTGATCGCGCAATATGCCAATGCACTCATGTACGTGCCGCCTGTCAGACGTATGTAACGTACCACCCACAGCCAATGCCCAGTCCCAAAACTCGTTGATGTATGGCTTAAGTTCTTTCTTGCGTTCCTTATCTACCTTGAACTTGGGGTTCACTGGTACGAACTCAGGGCTGATTAGCTCCCACTTGGTAGATACAAAATCAGTGGTCATGTACTCTCTTACAAAGTCTTGAGCCACAGTAATCCCGTCACGAACTATCTTTGTAGTCCTAGCAAACTTCAGATACTTCTGGTCATCCTCACGCTGAAAGTCATAAGTTGTTTTGTGGTGGTTGTGGTAGTTCTCCCAGCGCAACTTATCGACTGACTTACTCTTAGGCAGGTAGTAGACCTTACCGACTCCTATGTATTGCCTCCCATTTTGACCCGCAATGAAGCTCATACCGTCTGGAAGAAACTCAGATAAGAACGTGTATCTACTGTTGTGGCCGTAGTCACCCGTACCGTTGCGTATCTTGATTGTCTCTAGGTACGAGCCATCTGGCTGCTCCATGATCTCCCACACAATAGGTGACAGGTTGTACGTATCCTCAGTCGGCATAGGTAGCGCAGGAGTGCCATGAGAAAATATAGGATCGCCCCACTGACCATCACATAGGGCATAACACGTTTCAGACAACTTCCTAACATGCTCCCACTTGCGACTACGGTTACGACCAGCCGGTCTCAGGTTGTCCTGCTTGGCGTGGTTTTTAGACACCATAGGTTTGGTGTTGTCGTACTTGGTCTGTACATGCCAGAACGAATCTAGCCCCTGCTTGAATCCATAAGCCATGTCGGTCTCCTATAAGTTCTCTGATTTGATGTGCAGCACCTTACCCACGTCTGGTGTTGCGCGTTTGTTGTCGAGAATGCACCACAGCACAGGGCAGTCCCACTCACCCCAGCCACCGAACAGCTCACCATCGGTGAAGTTAATGACCGCTTGTGGCTTGATGTCATTCTCTTTCATGTAAGCAGTTACGCACCGTATGTCAGTGCCGCCGCCGATCACAGGCTTAGTCATATCAACCAGCTTCGCCATTGTGCTGCTGTCGTACACCTCATCGCCTACGACCTCATCACCCCAGTACAGCACACGTACACGCTCTGGCTTGACCGTCAGACAGATAGACTGTATCTCGGACAAGAACTTCATAACCTGTGTGTATACAGAGTACGAAGTGTCGCAGTTGACCAGTAGTTCCTCGACGGTCTCACTGTATGTGCTGGGCATGTAGACATCTGCTGCCATGTATCTGCGGTTGGGCCGCGCCCATGTAGAGCAGTCGTGCCCAGAACACGTAGCCTGTACGAACTCGTTCGTTACCTCACGCCAATCAATCTGCGGTTGCAGTAGCTCCTCAAGCATCATGTTCTCGCCAGCACCCATCTTCCTGCTAGCCATGAGACCTTGACGCAGTGCGGTGTCTACCTCTTGCTGTAGCTCTTTAGATTCGGCATCGGTCAGTTCGTTGGCTGATTCCCAATCATGGTCATCAAAGCCATTACCCTGTGGCATCTCACCATCTTGGTCACCATCCTCTTGGTCTTGTCGAAGTATCCGAAAGATACTGGCGGGGTCAAGCCAAGTGCCACCGTCTTTGCGGAACCGCTCGTCATACAGACCTTCGTAGTCACCCGTCGGCATCTGAGCAAAGCCATCGTCTTTGTTCTCATCACATAGGTTACCGTTGATCCAGTAGTCACAGGCCATGTTCGCCAGCACTGGGTCAATGTCATGCATCCACTTGTATGTAATCAGGTGCTTGAAAAGTACGTGGCCCCAACGCTCATGCAACAGTACAAACCGTATGTGCGGCAGCTTGATTGCATCGACCATAGTGCGCCCGAACATTACGTCGCGTCCGTTGGTACATGCCGTAGGCACATCGTCAACGACAGCCGTGGTGCCAATAGCCATCACACCAGACAATGCTCTGTACCTTTCATGCCCAATGATTGATGCGTGTGCATTCGCAACACGTTGCTCGGCGGTGACAGCTTTCTGAAATATACTCATAAGATATTCTCCTGTTTGTGTAGGATTCCTACACAACGTCCGCTGTGTTGAACAGATACTGATGATCGTGCGCCCACTTGGTGAACTTGGCGTTGGTCATAACCTGTGACTGTCGATCCTTGTTGAACCGTGGGTCAGACACGTTCTGAACAAACAAAGCACCCCACTTTTCATCAAGCCGATCTATGTATGTCATCCATGCATCTATCCAACTGCGGTCAATGTTAGACAGTGCGCGGTACACAACCAGACCTACGGCGGCGACATTGTTAGGCACCTTGGCATTCGACGGATCGTTCTTGATTGACTCCAGTGACGGTAGCTCATCGGCAATCTGCATGAATGTCAGAAGCTGCTCCGCTGCGTAGTACCCGATAGTGCCAGCCAACATAGCTTTGAGCAGGTGGTCACTGATACCCTCGCGGTTGTCGAGTATGTAGCCACACTTTGCCAGCCCTCTACATGTAACACCTTTTCTGCGTCCAACAGCCTGTGGGTGGTCTATGTACTGGTTGTCATCTGGATTCGGCACATCACGCCAGTCTTGGAAAAGCTCTGGAGTCTGCAACGCCCAACCAGAGATCATGGCGTTTATGTCATTGGGTACAGCGTAGTTACCGATCCATTCTTCGTTGGTAGGAGTGCGTAGCTCCAAGACGGTAAATCGGTCAAGCTGATGTGCTTGGAACCCGTCACCCAGATTCTCTGCGGTCAGGTTGCCGTTGGATATAACAACAGAGTCAGGGTGCAGCCGATAGCCAAACATCTCGCGCTCAAGACCAAGACGTAGCAATGGTAGTAACACCTCACGCGGAGCCTTGGATAGCTCGTCGAGCATGATGATAAGCGGCTCACCTGTATGTAGGCCAAGTATCTCGTTAGCTACGTAGCGCACAAAGTCTTGCTCATCTGCTTCCTTGAACTTGGGTATACCTAAGTCACCGGCAGTGATAGCAATACAGTCTACGTAACGTAGTGTGTGCTTGGGTAGTAGTCTAGCGATCTCTTTGCCTAGCGTACTCTTACCGATACCCTTGAGTCCTTCAATGTGGAACCACAAGTGCTGGCCGTTGCGTTCCATCCCATTAGCCACTACAGCCTGTGCTGCTTCGTCGTGACTTACTGCATATTGTCTTGTTGATAAGCTCATGGCTTGTTCTCCGTTTTGTTTAGTGTTTGGTTTGGGGGTGGGGCTACCACTCGCCCCCTTGTAGTTTGTAGGCAATGTTTTTGTATAGGCGACTGTTTTCTTCTATGAACTCCTGCGCCTTACGCATTGCTTCCACCACTCCGAGATAGTCGATTGAATAGGAAACTGTCATACCCCATTCGCCCAGCGGCACCATATCGGTGTTGCGTATCATCACCATGATGTACTGCTGTTTCTTTTTCTCAGCCATAATTAAAGATCTCCGTTTTGTTTAGTGTTTGGTGTAGGAATCCTACACATTCGGTCGGTTGGTTGTAGATAGTAGTATCCCACATCATGTAGACATTATACAGGATACTACGTGTTATGTCAAAGTACCTAGACAGCTTACACATCAAGTGATGGTAGGCCAGCCAAGATTCCTTGAAGTTCGGTGTGCTTTTGAACCCGTAGGTTCTCGCTGTTCTTGATGATCTCGGTGTTCATGCCATAGAGCGCACTCTCTAGCTGGTCAGCCACTGCAATCATCTGCGTGTCGTTGGTCAGGTTGAAGTCGCGCATGAGACCAATCAGATCCTTGGCCGTGTCGAATACGCTGCTGTGCATCCTGCCGTACTTCTGGTTGCCCTGTGCATCGACCTCATCCTTGGGTGCAAGCTGCCGTACCAACACAGTCAGGTTGTCACGTAATCTGTTCCACACATCACCAACCGCTGCTTGTATTGTGTGGTCGAAGTGCTGCTGGAACTGTTGCTTGAGTGCATCCTGTGCCTCGCTCTCAAGATCCAGCACATAGTGACTAGCCTGTGGAATCGGCGCAGTGATTACTTCCCAACGATACTTGGAACGTACCACTTCCTTGGACGGGTACAGCGTGCGGTCATACATACCGCCCAGCGTGGACAGGTGCTCAGATACCGCGAAGTCATATGACTCAATGAATGTGTTGAGCAGGCTGTTGTACTCGTTCTCGTAGTCACCCAGCATGGGTAGCAGGTTGTTCAGAAGACGTAATGTGGTAACGAGCCGCCAGCCACCATCCTCCCAAGGTGCCGTAGCCGCTGCAAAGTCCTTGCGTGGCACCGCTGCGATCCAGTTTTTTAAGTTGTGATACTCAATGCAGTCAGCAAGTATGTCCTTGCGAGCAGTGAGTGCTGATACCTTGGCACCGTTAGCGCGAGCAGCTTGAGCCGCTACTTGCTTGTCCTTTTTGTTGGTACGGAATTCGCCGATACTCAGCTTGATCTTGACCGCACTGGAAGCGATGCTCTGTGGGTCGATGGTTGGCGCTACCGCCAGTTGTTGAATGTTGCTTACTTGTTCCATAGGAACCTCCGTTTTTGCTTAGTGAGTAGTTAGTGAACTGTTGATGAAGTAATCGCGACACCGATTTGCTGGAAATCTCTCATACACAAGCACCGCGCTCTTACGTAGTGCCGACAGGTTGATGGTGTTATGGCGCGAAGAATCTAGGTACTGAACGCCACCTTTTATGTACACACGGTCTGGCATGTTTAACAGACTGAACAGCGCGTTGAGCCGTGACTGTGTGGTGCGCGACGACCAACCAGCATTACTTACCCATAACTTCTTAACACCATCCCGATTCGACATAGTGGCAATGCGGTTGCCGTGTAGTAGCAAGTCGAGGTCGTGAGTGTGTGGGTTGGGTGTGGACGCGGTGTTGCCCATGTAAGCGGGTTGTCCGTTGACGAACGCGCCGACTACTGCTTTTTCTATCTTACGCATTACGAATATCCTCATTAAGAATTACGGTCATGGTTGTAATCATTCCGATACCGGCAACGACCATTAGTGGGCCACAGAAACTGAACACCCAGTGAGTCGGTAAGTCCGAAGCGTAATAGCTCCACGTTGTGTAGGTGCCGCCAGTAATTAGAACTGCACCAGCCAAACTAAAGGTCAAGAACTTAAGTAATGAGAACAAGACTAAAAATAACTTACGCATTGCTGTCCCCCAGCTCGGTTGCTCCGAAACCCCACTTACCAGCGAGGTCGTTGTAAATGGTTACCAAGTGTTGACGCTTGTCTTTGGTAAATGACTCTGACTCAGGCCCGAAACGTGGTTCGCGTGACTCACACAGGGCTATGTGCGACTCAATAAGACTAAGAACTTCTGACTGCGCGATTAGCAGCGCTTGCATCTCTACATCTGACATTGCTGTCTCCGTTTTGTTTAGTGTTGTGTGTAGGATTCCTACACAAAGTTGGTGTCGGTGTGGGTCTCCCAACCGACAGATATAGTATCTCACATATAACGTGTTATGTCAAGCGTGTGGTGGTAGTTGGTGTTGTTTGGTGGTAGGGAGCGT